CTTGGTAGAGAGACTGCTAGTATGTACGGCAGAGTAATGCGTACGGGAACATTTGACGAATTCAGCGCAGGTCTTGCCACACTTGGAGTTAATGCTCAAGAATTATCAGAAACGGTTAAGAAAAGCAAAGATCCTATAGCTGAAGCAGACAAGATTCAGAAACAATATAGCGACGCCCAATCAAAAAGAGTAGATGAGCTGGGCCAAGCTGGTCAATATCTTAGTGCTGAATCTAGAAAGCAGTTGGGATTAGGCGAAGAATCATTAAGAAAAACTAACTTACTCTTTGGAGAAGATATCGAAGAAAGAAGAAAGCAAGTAGTAGAAGATGCTAGACTTAGGCAAGACTCTACTGATGCACTAGAAAATAACATAGCTGGGCTAGAATCTGCGGGACGTAACGTCAAAGCATTTGCTCAAACCGTGTTAGAAGCAACAAATCCACTTAACATGAGTTTTGATTTAGCCGCATCAGCAGCAGGAGTATTGGCCGCAGCATTAACCGCCGCCGCTATGAGAATTGGTGGGGGTGGTATGGGTGGCGCAGGTGGCGCAGGTGGTGCTGGGGGCGCAGGGGGTGGCGGTGGTGGTAAAATGGGTGCCTTAAAGAAAGGTGCCATGGCCTTAGGAAGATTTGCAGGACCGGTTGCTGCTGGATTTGCGGCAGTAAATGCCTATCAGGGTTTCAATGCTGATGAAGGTGCATCGACTGGCCAAAAACTGATGAACGCTGGAAGCAGTGTGGCAAGTGGTCTTACGTTCGGTTTAGTTGGCAAGAGCGCAGAAGATACTAGAGCCGAGGCAGCTCAGAGAAAACAAACACTATCGGCAGTCAATGACGAAGACGTAAAAAAGATGATCATGCAGCACGAGGGGGTAAGATACGAACCTTATCAAGACAGTCTGGGTAAATGGACAGTTGGTGTAGGACATCTTATAGGCGACGGGACAACTCTTCCATCGGAAATGAATCGATCTTTTTCAAAAGAAGAAGTTCAATCGATGTTCGAACAAGACTATTATGAGCATAAAGCAGCCGCAGAAAGAATGCCGGGCTATGAAAATTTTAATTCTTCGGGAAAAGCTGCTCTTATCGATCTAGCATTCAACATGGGGCCAAACTGGTATAAACAGTGGCCAAAATTCAGCGATGCCGCAAAAACGGGCAATGCGCAATTAGCGGCTGAGTCATTGCAAGATAGTGCTTGGTACAAGCAAGTAGGTGATAGAGCACCCACTATAGTAAATTTGATATCAAATGGAATACAAGCTAAATCAGGGGGTATAGCTAGCGGACCGACTAGCGGATTTCCGGCAACACTTCACGGCAACGAGATGATACAACCTCTCGATCCAAATTCGATGTTACAACTGTTAGCTACCACTCCCGCTGGTCAAGAATCGACAAAAATGCTAAACACTTTCATGGGAGGTTCTCACACCGACACCATGGAGATGATAAAAATGCAAGCTTCTATGATAGAAGTCATGGCTGCTAAATTAGATAGCGTGATAGACAAACTAGAACTTGGTAACGACATACAAGGCAAACTGTTGAACTATACGATTAGCTAGTTAACGCTTGCATTTAAAAACTTTTTGATTGATGCTAAGGTAAATGCATAACTAGACGATAAAATCGTGTCTGCTATTTCCTACAGCGATAATCGATATTTCAACGGTACTGTATACAGTACGCTGGGGTTCACGAAGAAAAAAACTACTGTAGGTTATTTTTATACGAACTATCGCGCTCGATACGACAGACAACGGTTTCAAAAACACAAATTAGTGAAAAGTGGTGCAGACAGTAACCTTACCGAATTTCAGATAATGACTGAACGAGGATATGATCGTATTTGGGACTGCGGTCAAACTGCTTGGGAATATATCAAACAAAAACAATAAGATAAATACTTAAAATGAGCTTCACAAAGAAATTTCTGAATAAAAGTGGTATTTCCAGTCCTATAAGTGGTGTGAACAGCAACACTGGCGCATGGAACGGCACTCCTGGCCAAAATGGCGGCCCACCAGGCGGCTGGAATAATACCGATTTGGGCTATCGCAACTATATGTCCAGATTACCCGAAGTGTATACTGGACATCCTAACAGAATCGAACGTTATAATCAATATGAAATGATGGATGTTGATGCAGAGATTAACGCATGTTTAGACATTATCGCAGAATTTAGTACTCAGAAAAATGAGCATAACAATACTCCTTTCTCAATCGACTTTACCGAGGAACCTACTCCACACGAAGTAGAAATTCTCAAAACGCAGTTACAACAGTGGGTTAAGCTAAATGAACTTGACCAACGAATTTTCAAAATTTTTAGAAACGTGATCAAGTATGGGGATCAAGTTTTCGTTAGAGACCCAGAAAATTTCAAGCTTTACTGGGTAGACATGGTCAAAGTTATCAAGGTCATTGTCAATGAGTCTGAAGGAAAACTGCCTGAGCAGTATGTCATAAAAGATCTGAACATCAATCTTCAAAACCTATCGGTAGCGCAGAAAACAAACACAGACTTTGCTGCTAACCCAGCCACAGGATTAGGCGGCACAGGTGGTGGTACGAATACTCCATACACTGTTCCAGCTATGCCTTACAACACGAGCGGATCTCGCTTTACGCTTGGACAGTCTGAAATGGCAATTGATGCGAAGCACGTAGTTCATCTAAGTTTGACTGAAGGTTTAGACAGATTCTGGCCTTTTGGTCAGTCAATACTGGAAAACGTATTTAAAGTTTATAAGCAGAAAGAACTGCTTGAAGACGCTGTTCTGATCTATCGTGTTCAACGTGCGCCTGAGCGTAGAATGTTCAAGATTGACGTTGGAAACATGCCAAGTCATCTGGCCATGGCATTCGTTGAACGCATCAAGAATGAGATACATCAACGAAGAATTCCAAGTCTTTATGGTGGCCAATCTATCGTAGATGCAAGCTATAATCCCCTATGTTTAGATCTAGATACCAAAATTCCTTTGCTAGACGGCAGAACTTTAGCGTTACGAGATATCATCTCAGAATTTGAAGAAGGAAAGGAAAATTGGGCGTATAGCTGCAATCCAGAAACAGGAAAAGTAGTACCGGGCGTTATTAATTGGGCAGGTGTGACCAGAAAAAACACAGATGTCATCGAACTTACGTTTGATAATGGCAAAACACTCGTCTGCACTCCAGATCACAAAATTCCTGTATTTGGTAAAGGGTTTGTCGAAGCACAAAATCTTACAGAAAATGACAGTTTGATTGCCTTTAACACTCGTAATGAACCGATAGCTGGCGGCAAAACTAATACGTATCAGCAAGTATGGGATCACGATAGTAAAAAGTGGGTATGGACTCATCGCATGGTTGGCAAATTCTTCCGTTCTAAACAGAAGCATCAAGAATTCAACTATCTGCCAGAATATGCTTTAAAAGAGCGAACCACTCTACATCACACTTCGAAAGCTCTGAATACACTCAGAAAGAATGCAGAACATCGAGTAAAAATCAAGAATCAGCCCTTGAATCTGACATTTGACATGCTTCAGATCGTAGCAGACATCGTAAAGTCTGGTGTCAAGAACAAGCGATCTGTATTAGCAGAATGTGACAAACATCCTAAGTTAATAACCTTAGTAAAAGAGACTAATTCTACCCCATTAGATTACAAAAATGCACAGTGTAAGATCGATTTTGACAAGTTTGGTTACAGTAAGATGGACCGTTTGCTTGCAAAATATGGGTATAACAACTGGAAACATTTCGTCAAAGAAGTGGACAACTTCAATCATCGTGTAGTCAAAATCACTAAAGTTGCAAACAGAGACACAGGTACTATCACTATCGATGGTTATCACAAGTGGCACGATTATCATACTTTTGCTATTGAATCAGGCATCTTCGTCAAAAACTCAATGAACGAAGACTACTTCTTCCCAGTCACCGCAGACGGACGCGGCTCTAGTGTAGAAGTCATGCCTGGCGGTCAAAATCTGGGCGAAATCGATGATCTTCGATATTTCAATAATCGCCTGGCCCGCGGC